TTTGCTTTAATGGAACTAATTGCAGATGATAAGTTTCCTCAACTACCAAGCGATATTATCGAATTGACAGTTGAAGATTTATACAATCAAATAGTTGCCTTTAAAGTAAAGTATCATAAGTCAAATAAAACAAAACAATACGTAAAAAAAGCAACCGAAAAAATAATACAACTAACAAAACAAATACATGACAAACCAAAAACCTAATATTAAATACAAATATAACAAACAACTAAAACAACTTAAATATGTCACAATAAAACTCCTCAATGTTCGCTTCTATTAAAGAAGCATTAACCAAAAAAGAAACCAACGCTAACTTCCAAGACTTCCTCAAATTAGAAGTTGGTAAGCAATACATCGTCCGTTTACTTCCTAACGTCGCCGATCCTCTTAAAACCGTCTTCCATTATTACCAACATATTTGGGATAGTGTTCAGACCGGCCGAAAGATCAATGTTCTGTGTCCTTATACATACGGAGAACGTTGCCCTATTGATGAATACAGAGCTTCTGTATATCGAAAATTCGGCGAAACTTCTGATCAAGTAAAGGATATTCAACCACTCAAACGCACTGAACATTGGCTTTACAATGTTTATGTAGTTTCAGATCCTACTAATGCAGAAAACGAAGGAAAGGTAAAGATCCTTCGAGCAGGCAAGCAACTCAATAAGATCATTGATGCTGCAATTAATGGAGATGATGCGGAAGAGTTTGGTGAAAAGGTTTTCGACCTTTCTGAAAATGGATGCAATCTCAAAATCAAAGTCGAGAAAAATGAAGGTGGATTTCCTACCTATGTCAGTTCTCGTTTCAGCAGCCCTAGCAAATTGGATATTCAAGATGATAATATCGATGCTATCTACGAAAGCGTCAAAGCTTTGGATGCTATGTGGGAACATAAATCCTATGAACAGGTGCAAACAATGCTCAACGAACATTTCTTGGGTAAATCTTCAACACCAATTGAGGAAGCATCAACAGAGTCTACTCCCGAAACAACAACGGAACCCGAAACAGATGCAACTTCTTTAACAGATGCAACAGAAGGATCTAATGCGGAGCAAGATGACCGCATGAAGAAATTGCTCGACGAACTCAACGAAGCATAATCAATGAACCTAGCAGAAAAAGATATTCTTGCCCGGCAGATCATGGGCGATACGCATGCAAATGCGTATCGCCAGCCGATCTATGAATATGATAAGTCCTTGGTGGCTGATGATCAATATAAAGACAGCTTACCAGATATTCAAGACACCATTTATATTATAGATGGTGGAAAACGAGATATTGAACATGTGGGAATTCACAACTTTAAACTTCCTCTTAAATATGCTCGTCGAGATGGTGGAATTTCTGAATTAGAAACTTCCATAACAGGAACAGTTAGTTTGGATGCTGAAAAACGAGGAATCCATATGAGTAGAATTGTCGAACAATTCTATGAATACAAAGATTCTGTTTTTAACGTAGATCAAATCATTAATATCTTAAAAGATTACAAGGATAAGCTTGGATCATTCGATGCAAGAATTTTATTGAATATCTCTTATCCAATCCTTCAGACGTCTCTGCGAAGTAATCGAGAAGGTTACCAATATTATAATGTTACTTTTGAGGTAACATTGAATAAGCTCAATGAATTCCGCAAAATCATTCATTTCGATTATGTGTATAGCAGCACTTGCCCATGTTCGTATGAATTGTCCGAACATGCTCGTGAATACCGTGGAGTTGCCGCAACTCCACATGCTCAGCGAAGTAAATCCCGAGTTTCGGTAGAATTCGGCAAGGAATTCGTTTGGATCGAAGATATTAAGGACATTTGCTTAGATGCTTTAAAGACCGAAGTTCAGGTTATTGTAAAAAGAGTAGATGAACAGGCCTTTGCGGAGCTTAATGCTGTCAATACTAAATTTGTAGAGGATGCTTCGCGTCTTTTATACAGCAAACTCAATGCTTGTGAATCTATTTATGATTTTAAAGTGGTTCTATCCCATTTAGAATCGCTTCATCCGCACAATGCCATTGCTATTATTGTCAAAGGCATTGAAGATGGATTCACAGGGACGACCTCTATCGAAGAGCTTAATTCTTTAATATGCTAAACGAAGAAGATGTCATGGCAGCTATGTTAGCTAAGACCGTAAATGGTAATTTAGCTTTCATGGATCGTAATACGACTTCTCGTCCTACTCATCAATCGGGACCTGCGGTGGATATGAATAAATTTTTAGCACCTATATTAGCAGGTACTAATGTGCAACCTAAAAGTAATAACATAGATCCTAATAAGTTTATGGAAATTACCGAAAGACTTGTAAATAGCGGGGCACCATTGCCAATGGAATTTCAAGAGCCTCATCAACAGCCGATTCAACATATACCACCAGCACAACCGAATATTAATTTTCCTACAATGAGTGGTGGATCAATTCCAGTAAATGTTTATTTGGAAAGGATTGCTGTTGCATTAGAGACAATTGTCTCTATATTTGAGAAAAAGAAAAAGAAACGTAAATCCAAACCAAAGCAACATGCCGCTCAAAAAGCTCCATTAATATCTGGAATACCAGACCCCGTTACGTCAGACACTAATTTAAATACTTCAAACTTCAACCTAGATAAAAATAGTGATCAACATTCCATTTCCTAGAACAGGAACTCTTAAATTCTTAGATCAAATTGCTAAATTATCTAGTTCGGCAGTTCTTCGTATCAAAGAAAAAACTTTATACACTATTTGTGCTTCTAAAGATAACGCAGTCATTTTTTATGGATGTATTGATCTTCCTGAAGCTGTATCAGAACCTCTTAGGTTGAATCTTCCTGACGTTAAAAGATTTGCTTGTGGTATTGAATGTTTAGGGATTGGTAATAATAAATTTATTGCCAAAGAAAACCATCTTCGTTGCGAGGGGGTTGATCCTGACACCAATGAAAAGACTCATTTCAATTATTTCTTGGCCGACGATACTGTAATGCCAGAATGTCGCGTCAATATCCAAAAAATCCTGGAGATCGATCACCAAGCAGAGTTCGAATTAACTAAAGAAGTCATCAAGAAGATATTAGATGGATTGTCTTTTAATACCGAGTGCACTAAATTGTATATTAGCACTCAAAATAAGAACCTAAATATTGAAATCAATGATAAGGTTCTTCAAAATATTAATAACATATCATTTTGTTTTGAAAACGTGCCTGTTAAAGGTGAAGAAATAACGGATCCCGTTCCTATTAGTATAGAACTCTTTAAGATTTTAAGCAGCATGAAAAACACATCACTAAAAATGAAAGTCAATACTAATCACAAAGTCGTATTTCTCGACTTAGATGATGCAACCAACAACTTGAGCATGAAGTATATCATTTCGGCTTTGGTAAAATAAGAAAGGAGGTATAAAATGGCTAAAAATAAAATCACAACGTGTAGTTATTTCATTAAGCGTTTGCGAGATAGTGGATATGTAGTAGATCGAGTATATGATGGATATGGAACCCACGATCCCCGATCATGGACCGCATTAATTGATCCGGGAATGTCTTCTATATTTGTTACGTGTTTCAATAACAAAACAGAATTAGGTGAGGAATTTTTTGAAATGTATGATGGTGGACAATATATCCCCGATGCATTTAAAATTAACACTAGTTCTATTGAAGTTATTGTTGAATATTTGGTTAAATTTGGAATAAATAACAAGTCCTCATTATACGAATTGAAGACCCACGCTAAAGTATAAGTAATTGTATAAAGCAGTGGAAAATTCAAACCCCGAAGAAGGCAAGAAGAAACGTAACAAGAAGCAAGATCCTAAAGAGGAAGTTAAACCTATGGATATTAGTGCTTTGCGAAATGTTATGGGAACTTTTGCCAATAACGAAGAACTTCAACGAAGCATTGATAATTGGATAGCCAACAACAAGCAAAAAAGACAGGAAAATATTCGTGATCTTAGTATGCTTAAATCTGTCGTCGAAGAATACTTGGATGGTTTTATTCTTTTTGGATATACCATATCAGGGGAACGAATAGTTGTTACCAGTTATCCAACTCCAAAAGACAAGGATGCTGTTTTAGAATTCTTGAGGTTTGTATTTTTTCACCAAATGAATCAACGTCAAGATGATGACTCTGACGAATCAGATGAATTGTAATGATTCTATAGGAGTACTACAAAAAAGTACTATCCCAACTGTTAACTCTCCTCCTAATTTTGATATTAACCCTTTCTTGGGTGAATTATTAAAGTTATCTAACAATCCTGATGCTAATCCCGTATTAGCATCAGGATCCCCTTTTGATTATTCTATATACACCTCATACTTTAAACAGTTAAGTTCTACTGGAGATCCCCGTATTCCATTAGGAACTATCCTACAAACTGTATTTAATGAGTTTGCTGTAAAATCCCAGCAACAAATTGATATATTACAGCAAGGGGGTTGTCAAGTTGTGGATAATTTTATTTGTGATTCTAATGGTACTCCTATTAAAGAAACCAGTGAAATTTGCGAAAATCAATTATCCGGTACTAACGTAGTATCAACATCTCAAATTATCGAATTTGTTCAGAGTACTATTGCCGAAGCCAAAACAGAGCAAGCTAATAAATTTGCTCAATTCTTGCAACAACAATACATAACTAAAAACATCGGAGTTGAATTGTATTATATCGAAATGGCTCGGTTA